TACCTACCCCAACATGTTGAAAATATACAGCTTCTTCCTGACTTGGATTTTGTCCGATAAAATTTTCATCAATTACCGTTAGTATGATATCACCATCTTTCTTTGGCGTATTATATTGAGTTCCAAATACGCCCGGTCTAATATCAGTATTTTCTTTAAATTGACCTTCTACTATTTGAAAATTCCAAAAAGAATTTACAGCAGATGACATTTCATTTAAAATATCTAAAAATATTTCTCTTACATTTTTATTTTTTTGTTCAATTTTTTCTTTGAACATATCAAAATTTACAAAAAGATATTTTAGATATCCATAATAACCTTCTTTTTCTTTAAAATAACCGTCTTTGGGCTTACCATCTTCTCCTGTAGGTGGAATCAAATCACCTGTTCTTCTAAAATACTCCAAACCATCTTTTGCACCTCTAGGTGCTTTTGGATTACCATCTACCTCTAATATACCACCTTCTAATTGTTTTATTTGGCTACTTTGTAAATAGTATTGAAAAAAATCAGGTAGTTGACCGGGAATGATTAATTTATCAGCCTTTGCTGAATATTGATATGGAAATGATCCAATTACCGTATTATCTATATCTATTTGAAATGTAACTTCTTTATCTCCAATTGTATATCTATCAATTGCTCCAATTTTGTTTAAAATTTTTACTGCTAAATCCATTCTGATATAACGTTTGTCAGAAAATAAATCCTCTTTAGCAATAGGAACTTCTTCTTTAGCTTTGCCATCCGATGCAGTTACTGTAACCTCAATTGCATCTGTTTTATACCACTCAGAACTAACGGCAAGTGCCACTTGCTTTTTTATAACCTCATCAAAGTTTATAAATTGATTTTTTGCTGCTTCACTTTTTAAACTCTCAACATCTGTTGTTTGTCTAAATGTGGGTAAATCATTAAACATTTTTCCAAATCTTCGTAAGGTAGACGTTTCCGACTCGGATTCAGTATTTCCAAATAATTGGAATACTCTTCTACTTTCTGCTATTTTACCATCCGCATCGATTCTAGAAGTTCCTTGATACGATTGCATATATGTTGGTAACGATGGTGCTCCTCTTAAGTTTACACTTACATTAAAATTTTCAGAATCACCAGACACATTTCCACCTACAATAAATCCTAAAAAACAATCAAACTCACCAGAACTGTTAGTTCTAGTCTTTGATAAATTAGTCCAACTTAAACTTTTATCAGCAATAGTTTTTACTATTGCTTCAGCACTACCTGTTGCTGGTGTGAATCCGCTTATGCCAGAACGAGTATTCCAACCCCACTCAATATATAATGAATATCCAGGTTCCAAAAAAAAAGATTGAATTTTTTCCATCTGCTCCAATGAAAATGCTTTTATTTCCAAAGTTGCCTGTCTTGATATTTGATCTTTACCTTCTTTGACATTAAATCCTGTAATTACGGGCGATGGTCTTGATATTCTACCAATGCCGGTTTCTACAGCTCTATTTCCCCAATCAACACCCAATACACCTGATGATTGTAAATCGCCATATATTGTAGCTGATGTTTCTCCGACTGCTCTAAACAATTTACGATTTACATTTGATTGCATAATCAAACCATTACTATTTCCAACTTTAGCTCCGGAAAAAACTCGAATCCAAGCGTTTAATTTAGATGCCTCCATACTATCACCATAACTTTTTATTTTATTGGCGATGTTTGGTTGTATGTTTGTTAAATTTGGCCACATATAACTTATTCTTGTGTAAATGAATTAAATATTTGAATATAATTTTGAGGTATTCTTAATATAGTTCCATCCTCAAATCCGAATACTGCATTATGTATATTATTAGCAGATGCAATTATCCACCATAATTTTGAATCTCCATAAAAATCAAATGCCAGAGTATCAAATCTATCTCCAGTTTCGGTAGCTACATATATATCATCATCCCTTAATGGTATATTTGGATATATTTTTGGTCTATATACTAATTTACCATCAAAAGTTTTTTTAGTCTGAGTTGTTTGGTATCTGCTATCCATTTATTTATAAATTTGAAAAATCTTCAAAATAGCTATTTTTTTGTTTAGCAGTTGGTTCGGATTTTATAGCCGCACCATCTGGTAAAAATCCATAATCGCTTTCATTAGAACCATTTGGATTATTTCTATCATAAGCATATAATCTCTTACCTACTACAGACCCTTGTGTTTCAATAAATTTAATATTAACGTTTACGTTTACTATAGTTGGTAATTTATAATCTTTTGCAAGTCCGTTTTTAGCTATAGCCCCAATTCTTTGATTATCCCTTCCAGCGGGCGATGGATTCAAACCAATTTCCCATGGTGTATTATCATCCACTTCAAATGATAGGGTTTCAATAAAACACTCTTTATTTCTATACATATCACCCAATGTAAATTTAATAAAAGGAGGTATTGTATAAACTTGAGCTACTGATGTTTGTGGGTATGCTAATCCTGCTAAAAAATTTAATTTTTGCCAACACGATATATGCTCTGATTGGTTTAATGAATAAACTTTAAAATTAAAAGATACACTTCTTTCTACCGAATTATATGTATAAAAATTATATGGATTTCCCAAAAATCTATTACTATCCCATGATGGTGATATACTTTCGTTTAATCCACTTATAGTTGCTTTAAATGATACGCCTGTTTTTTTATTTAACGAATAAAATCGTAATGGGATAAAATCATAATCATCAAGCAAAGTTCCATCAGCAAATGGTTCAGGCTCACCCGCTTCACTATACCAAGGTTTTGAGAGGTTTACTAAATCTTTTTTACCTTTAAATTTTGGTTTATTTTCACTATCAATTAAAAATCCTTTTACTGCATCACTTTTTGAATATACTTTTGTAAAATCTTTTTTGTTTGGTATATTTTGAGTTATAGAAGCCAAACTAAATTCAGGAAATTCAGGAAAAGAAAGTTTTGATGTAGGATCTGCATAATTTGTAGCATCCGATACGGATCTATTCATTAAAAACAATCCTTCAGGCTGAGTAAGTCCCGCTAACATTCCCAAAAGTCCACCACCAATACTTATTGGTTTATTAATATAATCTTGCAAACCTTTTAATGATGTATAATTACCAAAATCATCAATTGCACCATCCTCTCTACTTCTTATTTTTAAAATCTTACTATACTTTCTTTTACTTGTGTAAGTAGTGTCGGATTTTCTTATAGAGACAGTTGCGCTTGGTTCTACTGATTTAAAACTTTTAGCCACTCTATCAACTGCTCCAAATAACGCTTTGGTTGCTGCCTTTTTGGCTGCATTTATACCCGCCCCTAATACTTGGTTTTTTATTTGCTCACCCGTAGCTCCCTGTCCAATTGATGCTAATATTCTACCAGCACCATTACCTTGAGAAGCCTGTTGTATTTGTTTTAATTTTTGGGGAGAAATAGGTCCTCCACTTAGTAAAAGTTGTGCTTTAATTTTACCAGCAACTCTTGTTGGTAATTGAGCTTCTGGCAATTGAATTCCTAATTTTGATAACACACTCTTACCAACTTCTTTAGCCTTATCAACCAATTTATTAACTAAACTACTTAACTGTCCATCAGTGCTAATTAAAGTGCTTGCTGCGTTTTTCATCGTTACTACCGATGATGATTGCTTTAATTTTAATTTAGCTATTGCCGTTCCATATAATACAGGCGATGAAAATGCTCTAATTCCTCGTATTCCTAATACTTCTTGTTCAAGTCTAGTTTCTCTTAGTCGTGAACCAACGTTTCTCCTTAATATATTAATTGGAGTAGCCAATACATCAATTGCACCCGAATTAGTTTTAATCGGAATGGGTTTTAAATTTTGTATATCATACTGCTCTTTTGCAGTCTGTCCACTATTTAATTTTTTTGATTCAAAAAGTTCTATTATTGATGGCATCTTTTAATTTATTTAAGCTGAACCTAAATTATATGAATTTCTTGTTCCTTGGTCAACATTTGTTGAAATATTTGCCGTAACTTTTGCAGTATCCATATAAACTGCTATTTTTCCACTATTTAAGTCCGCTCTTAGAGCTTTTATTTCATTAATCATTGCATTAAGTGGTGCCGATAATACTGCTAAATTGGGAGATGATTTACCATCGGCCAATGTAGTTGTTCCAACATCCGCATTTCCAGCTTGCGCTAACGCAGCGGCTGCACCAGGTGCGGCAACTAAATCATCATTTGGTGATAATTCAAATAATCCACCTTCTTTGGTTGATACTTGCGTTTTACCATCAGCGGGGGAATTCAAGTCACCAATTTTAGATAGTAAACTAAATCCACTTGCTAAAATTGCTGCTGCCGCTATAGCTCCTTTAATTGCCCCAACTACAGGAACAATTGCAAACGAAGCGTATGCTTTGTAAGCCGCAAATATAATTGCTAATCCAGCAAGCCCTTTAATAATTTTACCAACCATATTTAAAGGTCCTATCATAGCTGATATTTTCTCTCCTATGCCACCAAAAAACCATTGAATACCTTCTACAAGTAAAGATATTGGTGTTAATACTAAAGCTATACCATCAATCAATGGTATTAATACAGAACCAATTGTAGCTGCCATACCCATAAAAGCATTATTTAATTTTTCCAATTGAGCTTGTTGTTCTTGTTGCTTAGCAAACTTTTCAGTTTCTTGTGCTAATTGGTCTGCGTTTATATTTGTAATATCCAATCCTTTACTAATTGCATCTTCTGCCGCTTTCTTTTGTTCTGTTGTTAAACTATTTAATTTTTCTTGTGCATTTAATTGTTTATTAATTTCCTCCACACTCATACCAGCTGCTTTGGCTAATTGTTGTTGTGTAAAGTAATCTTGCTTTCGGAAATCACCACTTCTTTGAATTTGTTTTAGAGTTTCTTCATTTGCTTCAGCAAGTTTTCCTTCCATTGCCAATGCTCTAGCTCTACCTAAGTTGAATTGCCCACCTACAAATGTTGCTGCTACTAATTCTTCTTCAATACCACTCTCAAAATCTAAAAGTTTCTCTGCTAAAGCTACTTGCTCCTTAAGAGAAGTTCCCATTCTACGGGCTTGAATTGCATTTTTAGTTAATGCATTCAAATCACCTTTAAAGAATGTAGATGTTGCTTCTGCGTTTTCTGCAATATCTGCAAGTACCTTAGCAGGAGCAACTCCGGCAAGATTTGCCATATTTGCAACTTGCATTTGGAGACTTGCTGCCGTTTCAGAAGATACACCCCCTATTGCTTCAAATTGAGATTGAACTTTAGCTGCTGTATCGGCTGATACACCAAAATTTGCATTTAATACAGTTAGTGCTGCGGTTGTTTCTTTTGAAAATTTGACTGTATCACCAAATTCGGATTTTAAAGCGGCCACTGTATCAAATACCTTTTCAGCATTTACTCCTAAATTACCAAATTCACCCGTAATCTGATTTGCATCGGAACGGATACTTTCCATTTGTGAATTTGTAAGTCCAGTTGTTTCTCTGAATTTTTTTGCGGATTCATCCAATTCTTTAAAAGATGAGATAGCTAGAGCTAAAACGCCACCAATTAAAAACAAAGGTCCCATACCAGCTTTAATGGCATTACCTAAACCTTTTGCAAATCCAATTGATGATTTAAGACCATCTGGTAGTTGATTAATTAAATCATCTTGTTGACTTTTTATTTCAGTAAGTCTATTTTCTTGCTTTTCTAACTTATCCTTTAGTTCTAATGCTTCCTTTTCTAATTCTAAAGCTTCTCTTAACTCATCATTACCCTCTTCTTTAGCTTTAGTGATTTCTTCTTCTATTTCTTTTCTTTTTATTGCAATATCATTCATACCCCTAGCCTTAGCTTCAGCGGTTGCTGTAGTTTTGGCCTGTTGTAACATACTATCGTTTTGTTCTCTTAATCGTGAAACCATTTGCAAATTAGCTTCCAATTCATCACCAGTCAATCCGGCTTGTTTTGCTTCTAAGGCTATTATTTTAGTGCTTATAGATGAATATACTGTTGCATTTCTATTAGTTCCACCTAAGTTTTTTTGAACTGCACCACTTAATTTACTCCAAGATTTACCAAATGCTTCGGTATCTTTATTTATCTTTTTTTGATATTCGGAGTATGCTTTACTATTAGTAAGAACTGCTTTTTTTACGGCAAGATCTTTTTGAGCAGTGGCTAATTGTTTTTCTGCTCTTTTACCTTTTTTCTCGGCAAGTTCAGTTATCTTAGTTTCTAAACTAAGAATTTCCTTTTCAGCTGCTAGAGCTTCTTTTAAATTTGCACCTTTAGTATCAGCCATTAATTATTTTTATTTAATAACACCATATTTTCTCAATATAGCCATTTGGTCTGATGTTGCTATTTTTTCCAATCTATCTTCGGCTTTTGAGTTTATATCATTGATTTCAGCATCTAATTTCTTAAGAATAGGATCATTATCGATTAAATCATTTATATCCTTCTTTCTTTCCGATTTTTTCTTCCCAAATAGACCAAAAAACTCCTTAATGTATGATTTTTGTTCTAATTTTTTAGTTTTTTTCATAATAAATGTTTCTATTAATATAGTATAAATATAGGTTAAAAAAAAAGTTAGGATTATCGTTTAATCCTAACTTTAGATGAATTTGATGGTGAATTGTTTTTCTTTATTTGTTCGTTTTCCTTTTCTTTAGCTTCTACTAATTTTCTATAGTAAAAGTTCCTTAAATGAACCGGCATATGGTATAAATCCATAACAGTAAACCCATTCCCATAGTTGCACATCTCAAATATTTGAGTGTGAACATTTATTGTGTGATTACTCGGTAGGCCAAAAAAAGTTTACACCCATTGTTATGGGTAGAGCCTCCTTCTCCCCCGTACTATGAGTATATTCAAAAGTCATATCCATATCAGGAGACATACTCTTTACATATTCTCTTAGTGCTTTACTATCTCTAGCTAACATTCCATTAATATACTTATTAATTGTAGATATATCAGAATTACCATCTATTGATTTAATCATATATCTCAATCTAGTAGTAATTTCAAAAGAACCATCCTTATTTAATTTTTCAAGAGCTTGGATATCTTTTTCTACTGCCAATTCATCACCATGTGTCAATAACTTAAAAGTTAATTTATTTTTTCCCAATGGAGTAGTGAATTCAAACTCATTTTTGTTTTTAAATAAAGAAAAATCTACTTCTTTTGTTTGAACTTTTGATAAATCAACTACAGTTTGAATTGTATCACCTGTTACACTTGAATAAAATTTCATTGAATACTCAGGTCCATATCCTAACAATCTTGTTGCCAAAATAATAGCGTTCTTGTCACCAATTACAATATCTTTAGCATCGATTTTATCCACAATGATAGATTCAAACAACTTATCCAATACAATACCTTTTTTGATAAGGTTTTGGCTGGATAGGATATCTTCCTCTTTTGCAGTCATATACTTTATTGTAATTCTACCGGATGCCAATGGATGATCTTTTGGATAAACCAATCCTTTTGATGGCAAATCCAACACTTCGGTTGGAAAATCGTATGTTTGTTCTGTCATAACTTGTATGTATTTGTTTATATATAAATATATGTTTTTAAAAAAATTAGAAATAAAAAAACCCCCACCATTTCTGGTGAGGGTTGTCCTTCGGTAGCATCCGTAAGGAATATTTTTAGAATTCTAAGATTGCGTAATCGTAAGATAAAGTTAATTCAACAGTTGCAGGTTCGTTAGAATCAAATGAAAGGTCACCAAAATTTGCAGAGTTAATAAATGCTCCTTTGATTGTCCATTGTTCGATTTTATCTCCAACAGGCCCTAACATATAGAAAGTGATATCTTTCTTATAGAAGTCAGCGTATCCTCTTCTACCAGTAATAGATTCGTGTCCTAAACGAACCCACTCCATTACTGATTGTGCTCCTGATGGAACAATCGGGTCATACAATGTAATTGTTATATCTTGCCAATCACCTTTACCTTGTAATTTTCTTTTGATGTTGATGTGGTCTAACACAATTGTTTCAAAAGTTATTGAAGGTCTAGCTGCTGATTTTACTAAGTAAGAAGGGATACCGTCAATTTCCATAACGTATCTATTCTTCATCTTCGGTTCGAAGTTCGTATAGAACATCTTATCAAACTCTAATACTTCTGCCATTTTATTTCTTTATCTGTTTTATTAATAATAAATATACACTAATTATTTTTTCGTTATCTTATGCGCTGAATGTTGCTCCAGTTGGTAAGATGTTGAAATCAATAACTATAAATTCAGCTGTCTTTGTTGGTTGTAAGAAAATCTGTCCAGCCATAATGTTTCTATCGATAACATCAGGTGTGTTATTACTTTCATCCATTACCACATTAAATGCGTAAAGTCCTTGTCTTTGTTGAATTGCTTCAAAATAAGGATTAACAGTGTTTAAGAATCTAGTTCTAGTCTCTGAAGTATTTTGTTCGAATACTAAGAAACGAGATGTAGATGCCACAAACTTCTTAACAGTGATAAGTAATCTTCTTACATTGATTCTATCCAATGCCGATGCTCTATCTTGTAAAGTTTTTTGTCCGTATGCTACAATACCTTGTCCAGGGAATACAGCGATTGGGTTTACTTTTGCTTCGTATAAAGTATCTCTTTCAGAATGTGTTAATCTATTCAATACACTAACTGCTCCCGTAATACCACCTCTATTTAAACCGGCTGGTGCGAACCACTCTGCTGCTAATCTATCGTTAGCTGCAAATACTGCTGGTAATAAAGTTGATGGAGGAACTGAAGTTAATTTGTTTGTGTTACCATCAATTGTTTTAACCCAAGGATAGTAAGTTCCAACATAGTTTGAATCTACTAAAGATGCTTCATCGGTTGCTTGTGTGATTGTATCACCTGCTCCGTTGAAATCAGCGATGTAGAATGCATCTTGTCTATTTTCTACCATGTCGATTACTCTATCAGTTACATTAGAGTGTAATCTTCTAATGATACCTGGAGTTACCACCATATTAATATCATATTCATCAGGGTTAGATACTGCTGCGATTGCTTTAGCGTATGCTACCGAACCACTTGCTATTGAAGTTGAACAATCAAGTCCTTGTACGTTAGCTGCTGAAATAGATGTTCCCAATGCTGGCTTAATAATTGGATTTAATCCATCAAAACCTTCTTGGAAACATAATATAATTTGTCTCTTAGCCATATCAATAGCTGCTGAGCCCGTTGGAACATAATTAAATGGAGAATTGTGGAATGAGAAGTTATTTGAAGTTCTTCCAGTTATACCAGTAGGTATTGGTTTTAAGAACTGAGTCATATCTATTTTATATGCTGCTGATTCGATATCCAATCCACTAAATCTAATGGTTGAAGATGTTGTATTATCTTTTGAACCGGTTGAATATTGAACACCTGGTAATAAATTTCCGTTTTGTCCATCATCAATTGGTGAATAATATGCAGAGTGTCCAAATGGCATTGCTGATATTGGATATGTACCTTGCTCTTTTACTTCAACTCTAATATATTTTGATTTGTTTGAGTAATCACCATTTTCAGTAATTTTACCATCAGAATCAATAGTTACATTTCTATCACCAATTACTCTAGCTATAAAGTTTGGAGAAGCAGGGTCTAAGTTTACATTGTTAAATGTTTCCAAAACCACCTTTCTTCTATCACTATCACTAAATGCTCTTACAGTTACACTAAATACAGAATAATCAGTTGAACCATCTTCACCAGCTGCTTTAACTCCAGAAATACCAATTTTGTATTTTGTGTTATAGATTGTCCCATCACCAATTGTGTGGAAACGGAATAAATCGCTTGATGGGTCTTGTGCGCTTCCCGTTTGAGATTGAACCCAAGGAGTTGAAGCGTATGTAATATCTTGTCTGAAATCTTGTGTTGGGATAGTAACTCTTTGGATACCATAATCAGCACCACTTAATGTTGCTGCATAATTTTCAAAATATACATAAGTATATGGTGCTTTAGTTCCAAATGGTGATTCACCAAATACATCACTAACATCATTAGTTGATGAAGGTAATAAATTTAGTGTATAAGAGCTTCCCATTATACCCGCATTGTTTATTACAAAAGATGAACTATCAGATAATTGACTTGCTGAAATAGATCCTGTGAATCCTGTAGGTTGATTGTTAGAACCTGTAGCGAATAATACTGCGAATATTCTACCATCGGAGTTATCACCATCAGCAGAACCTGTAATTCTTAAAGCGAAAGGTTGTGGTTGTTGATAACCACCGATACCACCAACTCTTACGATGGTAGCCGTTCCAGCTTCTCTTAAATAGTTTTGAACTGCATATTCTGTGTAATATGTTCCATCGGGTGTTCCGAAGATATCTTCGAATTCTGATTGGGTTCTTACGATTGTTGGAATAAATGCCGGTCCTTGCTTAAAAGGTCCAATAAATGCTGCTCCAATTTCACCAACTCCTTGCGCTAAGAAGGATAGGTCATTTTCTCTTGTAAAAACACCAGGTGATACGATTCTTTCTGCCATTGTTATTTATATATTTGTTATTATATTTTAATTCCGTGTACTTCCAAACAAAATACACATATAAATATAAGGGAAATCCCCAAAACACAATTTTTTTTTAAAATATCGTATTAGGAATCTATTACTATTATCTAATGTATTATATTCTTCTTATTCGGTTGTTTCTTCTTCAGTTGGGGCTACTTCCCAAGGTAATCCATATACAAAGTTAGTAGCGTAATCCTTTTGAATATCTATGTTATAAGTTAATCCACTTACTATACCAGATACTTCTTCAGTTCCTAATTTATTCGTAACCCACTCAACCAATTGAGGTGCAGTTAGGTTTGAAAATTGTGTAAACTCAGGCGCATTGGTATCAACTGTGCTTAAATCATCACAAATAGTTACAACATCTTGAGCTGCGGCGGTAAACATACCATCCACAACCTCACACTTCCAATACACCTTTGTAACGATACCGTTTACAATGTGTCTTTCTAATTGTCTGATTGTCCAATTTGTTTGAGCCATAATATCTTATTTGTATGTATAAATATTTAAATTATTTGTAAACAATATAATTACCTAATACTAACACATCCATTTCAGTATCATAAAAGGTTTGGAGGGCATCTTCCGGCGTTAAAACCATAGTTTTATCCTTTATATTGAATGAAGTATTCAATAGAATTGGATATCCACTTAATTTTTCATATTTCCTTAATAACCTGTATATTCGGTTGTTTGAAGTAGTAAATATGGTTTGTATTCTTGCCGTTCCATCAACATGAGTTACTGCTCCCAATTTTTGCTGATATTCAGTTCTGACTTTAACCACCTGATTCATATATGGAACATCTCCTTCAGTTTCAAAATATTTATCTTGCACATCTTGTAATACCATAGGTGCAAATGGTCTAAATCCTTCTCTTTTTTTGATTACCTTATTAATCTTATCCTTCATTTCAGCTTTTAAAGGTGATGCCATTATTGAACGATTACCCAAAGCCCTAGCTCCAAACTCAATACTTCCATAAAACCAACCAATTACCTTTTCATTATGTAATTCTTCAGCAACTTTGGTTAATAACTCCTCA